AATATTTTGGATTAGAACGCGAACAAAAATTGTCATTTACATGGTACCCTGTAATAATGTCGCAAATTGATGAAATCGTAAATGTAATTTTACAAGATGAGGCCCCTTATGCAAAAAACGGTACTCCCAAGAATGCTTTGTTCATAAGATATTTTAACCAATTTTTCATAAAAAATCAAATTAACGCTGATAAAAATTTGATAACAAAGGGTGGTGCTTACGGAAACCCATACTACGATAACAATTTTTATGATAGACCATATGATACACCATATGATAGACCATATGGAAACCCTTATAGAACTCCGTACGGCAGACCAGGCCCCTATTTGGCAAGAAATATGTTAACGCAAAATTATACAGACTCCAAATTAGCATATTATATCACTATTGACTTGGAATTATATCCTGGAACCGAGATTAGTCCTGAAATAAAGAAACAATTAAAATGTAGACAAAAATGGAATGCAGTAAGAAAGGCTTATGCTAATTTTAGAGGTTTACCCTATATCGTTCAACCTATTTATTCATACTACACCCCTGAAAATAAAAAGGATAGACCTAATAATAGTAGAAAAAAATTGAATAATGCAAGAACTCGTAATGGCGGGACAAAAAAAATGAGAACTTCGAAAAATAATATTTTGTAAAAAAGGTTAAAAATATAAAATGTTATTATAATATAATGTACACCCCGTTCGTTTTTCAAGAATACACTGAGGAAGAAGTAACCACTGTTTGTGATTTTGGTGAATGTAAAAATTGTGATGCGATTGATGAATGTATTTGCAATGGCAAAATAGATACAGAAGAAGTGGAAGAAGAAGTGGAAGAAGAAGTATCTAAAGAAGAAGTAGTCAAAGAAGAAGTAGTCAAAGAAGAAGTAGTCAAAGAAGAAGTATCCAAAGAATCTTTTACAATTATACAACATTTATTGAGTTTTTTTACAAAATATTTAGGATGCTCAAATACCCAAACCGACGTAATCGACATTTCTAACAAACCAGCCGAAGTTGAGAAATCTGAAGTTTTGGAACCTGTTGTCGAGAAAAACGTTATCTAGATAAATGTAATGACCCAATAAAACGACCCAATAAAACGACCCAATAAAACGACCCAATAAAAAGAGTAATGATTTACTACTACATAATAAATCATAACTTATCCATACACATCCATTCCTTCAAATTATTTATTACGTAAATTTTTGAAAATCAAATTTTGCAAAGGCTTCTTTTTGCGCTTTGCGCTGTTTCTCTCTATTCGCTTTTTCTAATATTGCAACCGCTGCAGCTATTTCGGGGTCCGAAACCACGCCATTCTCATTTGTATCAATGAGTTTGTGAAGAACTCTATATTTAGGTGGAACAATACATAATGGGTGTTCTTCATTAAATAAGAAATCAGATAAAATGGTAAATACCGCAGTTAAGCCGAGTGCTGTATAAATATCACGAGTACCCATCCACGCCATAGCAAATATTAATAGTTGTTTACTAACGGACCATTTCATATACTCTTCTGTTGATTTGCTAAATTGAATTGTGATAAATTTGGAGCCAATATTGAGGAGTATCATAATTACACCGGCAAAGAATTTGCTATTATTTAAATACATAATGCGATGGTTCATATAAGAAATACCATTATATAAAGGTGTAAAAAGGGTCGTTTTCCCTCCGAATTGATTTACAATAGGAGGATTTATTTTATTTGAATTATTGGAATTAGAATTTGGGATATTTGGTGCATTTGTTTGATTACTCATTACTAAAATAACATATTATTATATTTTTTACATTAGGCCAAATTTTCTAAAAAGGTTTGAAATATTAGCAGATGTTTTATTGTAAAATCCTTCACCGACAATGCGCGTTTTTCTAACAATGGGTCTATACAACTCGCGCAAATTAGGGGTAAATTGTTCTACATTGTGCAATGAATTAGAATACGCAAATAGTATTATAATTAAAAAAAGAAATAAGCAATACATAAGATATTTCATATATATATTGTTTAGCAAATATTTTGTAAAACCGTTCTAAAATGTGGCATAAGAACAAGTAGATATTTTTTCTGATGGTTCTACGTCGTCGCTTTGAGCGCGAGCATTCGGAAATACAGGAACTTCATTTGCTCGTTTGCCCCGTAACATTAAGCCTTCTCTTTCAGATATATTGAAACCTTCACGGCCGCCAAAGGTTTCGGTAGTACTAGTTGTAGCGGCAGCGGAAGAAGATATTACTGTATTTTCTCTAGCGGCCTTTAAGGCTTTTTCAGCCTTCGCGACTTTTAAAGCCTTTACCGCTTTATCATCCTTCGCAGCTTTATCAGTATCAAACCCCTCCATAAATTCCAACCCGCTCTTGTTAAACATAATTATAACAAACAACACCGCAACAATGCCTAAAACTTTATTGGCATAGGTTATTCCTAAAATAAACATTATTAATACCGCTCTTCCTAAATGTCCTTCCATTAAGAAGTTAAAACAACTAGGCTGGCCCAATAAAACAACCAAACATATGGTGGCAATAATTCCCATATTATTTTTACTTATCAACTTAAACTCCATATATAAATAATCTTATATAATTTTATTTTGAAAAATTTAATTTCAGTGTCTGATTCAAATTATTATCTAAATTTTTATTAAGAGAATGTCTTTAGCAATGTTTGCTGCCCCATTTGATGAAAATATAGAAACAAGTATCAATAATTCAGACAATAATATTATTAATAAAAAACGACGCGCCCATAATAGAACACAAAAAATGCAAACGAAAGAAAATTTTGATACAAATAAGGTAAAATCGGTTTTGGAAAAGATTCACAACAATTTAGACAACGACGACGACGACGAGCCCAATTTTAATCCACCACCAAAGCCGGAATCCATTGGTTCCCAAAGAACTATACCAAAAAAACCTGACCAAGAACAAATGATGAATATGACATCCAACAATGATTTAATGTTTAGAACATTAGGTAGAGCGCCTCAACCAAATTTTGAAGGTTCAGACAATTTAGATTTAAATGATTACAGCAATTATGGAGACAATAAAACAAGCGACGAATATTATAAACGTGTGATACCTGGTTATAGCCCACAAAAAAATATAGTAAATAAACCATATTATAATGCAGTCAATTACAGTGTACCTGAAACATCAACTCCTGATGTATTATTACAGAAACTCAATTATATGATAACGCTACTAGAAGACCAACAAGACGAACGAACGAACAATGTCACCGAAGAAGTAGTATTATATTCGTTCTTAGGAATTTTTATTATTTTTATTGCGGATACATTTGTGAGAGCAGGTAAATACGTTAGGTAAAACATTTACAACCAACAATTTTTATATTTTAACATTTCTTATTATATTCAATGTAAAATAAATATAATATATAAAACAATTTAAACCAAACACGCTATATAATTATAGTAAATGGTAAAATATCTTGTAATACATAATAAACACGAAGGTTGCTATGATTTTCACTACTATGAAGATGAAGAGGCCAAAATCAGATTAACCTCTATAACCATAAACCCCCCAAAAATTTTTATGTTTAATAACAAGGAACAAGCGCAAGATTTTTTTGAAGAATACATAAATGATGTTGATGTCTTAGACCCTCGTTGTAAAAAGAACGATGATGTAGTTCATATTGATTACTGTACTTGCGGAATTATTGAATTGGATGATGAAGAAAACCCCATTTTATTTTATAATAAAAAGAACCAAATATTTTTATTGGAACACGGTCCGGAAACATTTTTCCCACCACACGAATTAAAAGAAGATATAAAAAATTTCAATTTAACAAATCGTTTAATACGTAAGGCAAAAACATTAAGTCGTGAACAACGAAAACGATACATTGAATTAGGTAAATATTGTGAAGAATGTACCGCTAAAAAGGAAGCGGATAAAACGGAGATTTATAGTGATGGAGAAACCGAAAAACCAACAGAAACACAACCCGAAAAACCAACAGAAACACAACCCGAAAAACCAACAGAGAAAAAAACTGAAAAAAAAGAGAAAAAAACTGAAAAAAAAAATAAACAGACATAAAAATTAATTAATAATCAGCACCTTATTCGAGTGAAACGTAGGATACCCAAAATTATAAAAAAAATATCCTGTAGGACTTATTATCATTGGTTTTGTTTTTTGTTTTATATCATTAATAATAATATTGTTATCAGAAATATCTTCTATGGCCGCAAAGCCAAAATAGTTTTCAGAAGCTATTTTCCAAAAACTTATTTTAAATCCTTGAATAAAAATTTTTTCATCTATTTCACATATAGATGCAAAACAAGTTAATACTTCCAATCCTTTTTCAATTTGCACGCACGTTTTTCTAAAAAAATACGCGCATTCAATTTTATCGTCTACAATTAAAGTATAAATAAAAATATTTTTAGTCTTAATTAGTTCAACAATATTTGTTACTTCAGTATTTATAACAATATCAAATTTTTTACTCTTTTCTCTCATAAAATTATAAAGAAAATGAAAATTTTGTCCATTAATTTCAAGCAATGTATATTCACCCGACAGTTCTATTGGTTTCGTCCATGTAGTTACTGGAAACCCGTAGGTCGAATAGACGCACAACGGAACTATCCCTGTTAATTCGTCTTCTCTCTTAAAAAGTGACACCGCAATGTTTTTATTCAAGTGTCTTTGATTATAATGATGTGTTTGTATCAATTGGGGCGCGACCCCCTTTTTCCTATGAAATTTGTCAACACATAAGTAATCGACATAATAGGCGCGAAATTCAGCTCCTTTTTCGCCGTTATTTATCACTACATAAATCGGTCGACTCGTCATAATTCCGACCAGCTTTGCATCGCTCAACGTAGTGCCTTTTTTTAAGTCGACCATAAAACTATCTTCGTTGTAAAAAGATACAAACGATTTGTCGTTATGACCGGTTAAATACGGTATAATATTTTCTGATTGAGGAGAAAAAATATTGTCTTTATTTTGCAAATAATTCGTTTTAATCAAATTTACAAAACGCTGGACTTGTAATGGCGTAATCTGTGAAAATACAATGGTATCTATATTTTTAAAATTGGTGTATTTATTTTTCTCGGGCAAATATTCATTAATAATTCCAGGAGTTTTTAACATATAACCTACATCATAAATGTGAAAAACTGGTTGAAAATACCAAAACCCGAATTTTAATCTAATATAAATGTAAGTAATCAATATGACAAGTACTCCAAAAAATAATATGTAAGAAATATTTTCCAACATATTATTTGTAGTGGTTTTAATTTTGACTAGTTAACTAATATAACAAATTACTTTTTATCCAATCCAATGTTGTATACAATATTTACTAGATTTATGTGCTAGTTAACCATCGCTGAACGCTTTCTTTATAAATAGAAATGGCTTCATTTTTATCAAGGAATTCACCAATCACAACTTTTTTATTTTCCAAATCTTTGTAATGAGTGAAAAAATATTTGATTTTATTTCTAGTGGTTAAGCTAATATCAGTAATATTATTATAAAATGTATATGTTGGGTCGATTTTTTTTGAAGGACACATTACCAGCTTAGGGTCATTTCCTTTGTCATCACTTGTTTCTAAAACCCCTATCATTTTACAATTTATGTAACAACCTGGTATTAATTCATCGTCCATCAAAACCACTACATCAATGGGGTCTTTGTCTTCGCTTAATGTATTTGGAATAAACCCATAATTAAATAAATATTTAAACGGTGTATGTAATACTCTGTCACATATAAGAGCTTTTTTATCTTTATCATATTCATATTTAATGTGACTATTCTTAGAGATTTCAATAAGTACGTCTACTGTAAACTCTTCTGTGATTAGTGCCTTTTTTTCAGTTCCATCCGTATTTGTAGATTTATCTTCCATAAAGAATATAAGTATTCGTATTTATATTATTTATTTTGGAAATACATTTACGATGGCTTGACAAAAATATATAAATACTGGTTTTCATATGCGCACTTCACCAAATCTATTTTACCTTGCAGAATAAATCCACAATCTTGTGCCATATTCACGATTGTAGATGTGTCTTCCATATATAACCTTTGTTGTTGTTTACGAATTCTACCGTCATCAAATTTAAATTTTTCATCAAACGTAGCCATATCATCATCCTTATTAAAATTAAAATTTGCTGAATATACAAAGTCGTTAAATGTTATTTTAGTTTTAGTTATTCTTTCTTTTGCGTATTTTTGAGGCGAAACTACGTATAGAGGATTACCTGGTGGTAATATTGGGTCAAATGTCTCTCTATCTACCAAATGAACTATTAGAAAACCTCCGGGCATTAACCAATCCATACAATTATCAAAAAAATGCCGTTTGTCTTTAAAATAATAAATTGTAAAATACATACAAAGAATATGGGTGAGCGAGTTAAACTTAAATAAAGTGTTATCATTAGCGTTACCAAGTTGGAAATTTGCGTGTGGATAATCTTCCTTAGCCTTCTTAATCATTGAAGGCGAAATGTCAACACCAATAACCTTCAAATTTTTAGAAGAGAGATTACCAACGTGATGACCCGTTCCACAACCAATATCCGCAATAACGCTCGTCTCTGAAGGAGTTGTACTATTAATGATAGTTCCTACTTCATAGTCGTTTTTGATGCTATTATAAACTAAATAATCATAAATATTTGCATAAAAATCATCATATACTTCATTATCTTCTTTGTATAATACTTTTTCCGAGTTTACCATACCTTCTTTAGCAGGCATTACGGACTTAAAAAATACAATGATGATTAAAAGAATTGAAATGAAAACTAATATTTTTCCAAAATTAGATAATTTATTGTAAAAATTAGTCAACGATTTAAGTGTTTTCATCTATATGTATTGTTGTTATTTTTTTTGTATTATTTCTATTTATATGAGTGATTCTGAAATTAATGATATAAGGGGTGCTGGAGATTTTAAAGGTATATCCTTTTCCAAATTTAAAAAGACGGATGTTAAAAAAGAATTGCTAAATAGTTTAATAAATTCAAAAATAGAACCAGCTTGTTATTGGAGTGCCGAATTAATATGCGCTGGTCATTATGGCGATTTATGGGAAACCATCTTGTATTTTTATGCAAAACATATTCATTTAGGAAATCCTAAAATAGCGGCTTATTTAGAATTACGAATAAAGCATTTTAAAGAGGTGGTAAATAATGGTTATTCAGATAATGAATTACGGATGCGCAATAGCGAAAAAATTAGACGATTGTTTTGTGAAATAATGTGTATTTTATGTGATGCCAAACGAAAACACAGTTTTGATACGGTTAAAATCAAAAAAGAGGATTTTGATATGACGCAAATGAGAGATAAATTTAAAGCGTCTAGCAACAAATATGCGCAATCAATATTTTTAGACGAAGACCCCAAGGAGCTTTTTCCAGCAATCAACGAAATTGCATATAATGTTTCAGAAGAGTGTAAAAATAATATGAACGCGTGTTATTGGTTAGAATGGATAATGGAGTTCGAAACCATATGTAAAAATAAAAAGGAAAAAATTGCTTGTGAGAGAAGAGTTTTTGCAAAGGTGGATACCAAGTTACAAAAGGATATTATATGGATTGTATGGGACTTATTTTTATCCGAAGCATCAAAACGGACCAAATTTATTAAAAAAACAATGGATGCGTTGTTGACTTTATTTACATTGAAATATTCGACCGGGTGTCAAAAGAAAAGAAGAAATATATTATATTTTGCAATTTCACTATTATGTGAAAATATCGTTAATAATGAAGAAATAATGAGACCTTCTCAACAAGAAGTATTAAGTAATATTTTGAAAAAGATTGATTTGGTGTACAAACAAATTAAAAAAAACGAGGAAGCGCCAGGAACAGAATATTTATTTAAGGATGTTAAGGCGTTTAATTTGGAGAAAACAATTGAAAAATTGGAAAAGATGAATTCATTTGGCGAAAGTTTTGTGCCGCGTATATAAACGTTTCTATATCCAATGTGTAAATAAAGTATTTTGCATAAGAATAATATTTTACATAAGAATATTATTTTAGCTACATAGTATATAAAATGTCAAAAACATATAATAGAAAAGGGGGAAAAAAGAGGGGTACGCGCAGATTAATTATGTCGAGTAGTGCGTCTTTATCCGCGTTTCAAAAAGAAATAACAATTGTATTTTTAGAAATGCTTTTAATGGTGAAGTTGTATCACTGGAAAACCACCAGTTACGCTACCCATAAAGCAACCGATGAATTATATACTAAAATGAATGCCAATATTGACGATTTTGTAGAAGTTCTTTTAGGAAAGTCAGGGTTAAGGACTGACTTGATGCATAACAAGAATATAAGGCTCATTGATTTAAGTTCCACCGAGACATTAAAGAGAGAAATTGAAGCCTTTAAAGGGTATTTAGTTAGTTTAAACGACAATAAAGCCATGAAACAAATGACCAATACAGATTTATTCAACATTCGTGATACAATTTTAAGCGACTTAAATCAATTCTTGTATTTACTCACTTTTAAATAAATATTGATAAAAATTTAACGCGCATTTATAATAAAAATAATTATATATATTTTTATTATAATGGAAAATTCTAATAATTCTAATAGTTTTGCAAATTCAATATTACAACCAAGTCTATCGTCTGATTCCCCGATACAATCGAGCGTTTTTACCAGTTCTAGTAGCGAAAATAGTACTAGCATATTGGATAGTTTAAAAAATATTAATTTGACAACTTGGTTACTAATTATTCTAATTTTGGCATTTTTAGGTTTCAACATTTTTGTGTATTTAGCCAAAGGTACGGAAAGTATTCGCAGTATTTTTGCGCCTTTATTTGAAAAAATTTTTGGAACCGCTGTACTGGTAACCGGAGAAACGGTTGATGTGGCGGCAGAAGGAGCCAAAACAGTTGTAACCGGTACCGCGAATGCGGTAAATACTGGGTTGACAGCGGTACAAGATATTACCCCAAATAGCGCCAAGACTAGTGTTAAATCGCAACCAGTTCAAGATACATCTGCTACACAACAAAATGTAGACGCCAATAATACACTGAACAAGGCCTTGAATAGTTCACAACCACAGAAACAAGAAACAACTGACTATGAAGCACACGAAGCGTCTAGCAGTGTTTATTCAGCCGGTAAAGCCGGATGGTGTTTCATTGGTGAAGATAGAGGGTACCGTAGTTGTACGCAAGTGGGTGTAAACGACCAATGTATGTCGGGTGATATTTTCCCCAGTCAAGAATTATGTATAAACCCAAATTTACGAGCTTAATTCGTGTGATAAAAATAATAATATGCGAATTATTATTTTTAGATTATTTTAGGTTATTTTATTTTATTATTAATCCCACACATTAGCGCCTACAACATTCATTTTGATTTGATAAACTCT